TGCTCTGGATTAGGCTGTTGAGCCTGTACCATAGTCTCTATCAGGTCTTCACGGTTAGTTATGTTCATGTTATCAATAATAGATTGCAGGATAACAGGATACACAGGGCTATCTTGCGGCATAGTCTGTAGCAACTGTACTAACTGGGCTACTTCGTACTCACGCGCAACAATACCTAGCGTACTGGTGGCTATAAACTTGTAATCATTGACAGGGAAAAGCTCAGGCTCGAACTGCATATAGCGCCAAGCAGCTTTTTCAACAAAAGGCATTAAAAATGACTCTTGGAAGTTAACTAATGTGCGCTTTTGACGCTTAATTACTCCTCCAAGACTCATAGAGCTACCTGCTGACGTTGTACCACCACCGTTCATAGCTTGTTGAGCTGTGTCTACACTGCCTGTAGCAGCCTGCACCATGCGTTGTAGCGAGTCTGCCTGTGCAAACGTAATCTGACTAACTTGTCCGAAGTTGAACGGATGCAATACTTCAGCAGGGTTACCGTTTGTTAGTATCAGTTTACCTGCTTTAACCTCTGGTTTAGTACCACGAGGCATTCTAGTAGCGTCCATAGCAAGCATAGGGTGTACAGTGAGGGCTAAAGCGTCAATACGAGCGCGTAGCTCAGCATCTAACGCCTTTTGGCTGTTAAAGCCTTTCTCACACACGCCCATACCCCAGAAACGATTAGGTACAACGTCCCAAGGGAATGCTACAACAGGGCGATCTTCCATCATGTACGGAGACGCTTCTGCCTTTAGCAGCTTACCGCCGTTAGCAATAACAACAATAGCTTCTACATAGTAGCTGTCACGACCTTCGTCATCTTCGTCACTGTCAAAGTTAACCATTTCATCTTCAGGATCAAAGGCATTTTCTAGCAACTGACGTGGTACTAATCCGTAGTACTTAGTTAACCTAACTTTGTCTTCTGGCTGCTGCCACAACTCTTCGTCAGGCTCTATATCAAGGTCAGGCGCTGCACGACCAATGTGACACTCCTTGTAAACACCTTCTTCTTGCAGCTGCTCTACCATGTGCGTAGAGACAAACTCGTCAATAGCCACGCCTACAGCAGACTCAATGTCTGTTGCTACAGGGTCTATAAGGAAGTTTTGTGGCTGTACAGGACGCAGTTTAACCACAGTGCGATCACGGACGTTAACGCCTACAGCTGTCATAGCGCCGTCCATTACTGGCTCTGTTGCCGGAACCATCTCTTTTTTCTTTTCTAGTACAATCTCGCCAATGCCTGTTCCGTAGACAGCAGCGTTAATTAGACACTCACCTACAGCTTTTCTAATCTTGTTCTTAGAGAACTCTTTTGATAAGGCTTCACGTAGGAAACGAACGTCACCACGCTCTGTATCACCCATGTCATCTTCTATGTCAAAGAACTTACCACGACCAAACGTAGCTTCTTCAATATCAGCGACGTTGTTCTCAACAGCTTGCAATAGAGCAGGAGCTACAATCTTGCTACGCTCGCTCTCACGAGTCTTGTCTTCATCTGACCAAATACCACGCCACAGACGATAGTATTCGTTAAACTTAACGTCATAGTTACTTTCGTAATAATCACGCCAATCATTAACCTTGTACATAACCCAATCTTCTAGGCTCTCATCAAGCAGATTGTCAGTATCTTCGTTATAGTCGTACATATTAATATCCTGTGTAAGAGTCTAGAGATTCTGCGTAGTCTTCTATTTGGTAGCCCCAATCGTAAGCTACGTTAGCCAGTTGATCTATATAAGCAAGTGAGTCAATAGTGTCATCGTGTACTAAGTGGTTAGGGAACTGAAACAACTCGTCCATGAACTGTATATTCCAATCACCTTTGTTAAGCGTAATGTGACCGTTCTCGAAGCGTCCCTGCAATGCCCACATTATCCTGTCAGTCTTCTTCTTGTTACCGTGACTCAGCTCCTCAACTCTAAAGTATTTGTTGTAGCGTCTCATCAAGTCTGTTATAGGCGACATTACAGCTTGCCTACTAATACCTTTCTCAATACCAACTGCTATAGGATAGTTTTCTTTAACAGCGTCAAAGATGCGTTCAGCAGTCTCGTCAAGAGTCCACCTACCTATTATTATTTCTTTGACCCACCATCCGTGTTCACTAACTTTAACTACTGCTATAGAGCTATTGTCTAGCCTCTTGTTACTCTTTTTGCCTACCTCTTCAAAGCCTGCTAAGTCACAAGCTATGTAGTAGTCGCCTACGTCAGGCTCGTCTTCGTCAAACTTAACCCAATCTTCTTTAAACATCTCAGAGCCACGCGCCTCAAAAGACGCCATAAACTCTTGCCTAAAGGCGTAGCTAGATAGTGTACGTTTAGCACTGTCTATCTCTGTAGGGTCTATAAGAGGGTTGTCGTAGCTTGTAAAGTGCCACGCATTGTAGTCCTCTAACCTACCTGCTGCTGCTTCTGAATACAGATCGTAGAAGTGGTTACGACCCATCGGCGTACCAATAAACAACGCCTCACCTTTTAAGTCAGCCAATGCAGGACGTAGAATCAACTCCCACACTTCTGGTTTAAAGTCAGCAAACTCATCTAGTACAACGTAGCTTAGGCTAACACCACGCATTGTCTCTGGTCTGTCTGAACCCTTTAACGAGATGGTAGCGCCGTTAATAAGTTTAAGCGTTAGATTGTTAACGTGGCTATGGGCTATAACACCCTGCCCTAACTCTAACAACATATCCCAGATAACGTCTCTAGCTTGTCCTTGCGTAGGCGCAACGTAAAAGACTTTACCGTTCTTAGACGATAAAGCCCTAACAAGCAGTAATGACGCAGCTAATCTGGTCTTACCAGTTCGTCTACCTGCTGCCACAACCTTAAAGCGAGACTTGTCTGTCCACACCGTCTGTTGCCACGGAAGCAGGTTTATCTGTAGGTCTTGCGTAGCAGACATCTAATATGTCCAAACTACTTGTGGCAATGACCTTGTATCAACGTGTATAAAACCTTTAGCAACACCAATACCGTTAAAACCTAACTCTATGGCATTGCGTATAATCGTTGCTCTTTCAATACCGTTACTTACTGCAATATCAGCAGCTATACCTGTTGTATGTACACCACCTTTACTCTTACGAGCTTCAGCAGGGTGTGTAACGTCTCTATAGCCGCTAGTGATAGTAAACGGAAAAGCACAAGCCTCACGTAGCTCGTCTAACCTGTGTATAAACGCAGGCTCTATCTTGTTCTCGCCAGTGTGCTTACAGGCAAACTCGTCTAACGTAAAGTATTTAAACGTCATCTTCTACTTCTCCGTCAATAGTCTCACCAATCGTTATTGGGTTATCTGAATCTATGCCGTTGATAGTGATGCTTACAGCAGCTCTACCGTTACTTAACTTATCCTTCTCAAAATAGGACAATGGCATAATTCTATCAACAATTAACTTCCAAGCAGCAGATTGATTCTTGTGGTCATCGTCTAACGCAGCATTAAAGATTGAGTCCATTACTTCGCGACTCTTAGGACTAGCTAACATCCTAGCTTTATACTCTTCAATCGCTGAAGCGTCACCTTTGGGACGACCTACCTTACCTCTATTACCTTTCTTGTTTGCTGCAATAGCCTTTTTAGGTGGACGACCTCTTTTCTTTTTAACAATCTGTGTTTCCTCTACTTTAGAGTCTTTAACGTCCATCTGACGCTACCTCCTCTAACATACATAAAGAGTACTGAAGATCGTTAAAAGTAGTATTTACTAAAAATATAGAATAACAAATAATTGAAAAGAACGTTAAAGTTACTATAAACAAGAGCACTGTTTTATCCTCTTTAGGAACGTTAGCACATAACTGGGGAGCATTTATAGCATACTTTTTAGTAAATGTCAAGTACTTTATTGCTTTATAGACTAAATATATCCTACTTATAACACCATAGTTCTGATGCGGATTTCTAGCATTATAAAAGTCTCCGCAGTCGCGATAGCTTTCTCAATTATTACAACAACTTAGCATTAGATAGTCTTTATAGGCAATTCTAGCCTTTTTAGAGATATTGCAGTCCTAAATTGCACTATTTTGTGTCTTAGTGGCTACCATTATAATTACAGCAGCGACGATACAGACCCCCGCCTTCGAAACTGACCCGCCTTCATTGCCTGCCTAGACTCTAGAGCACTATTCAGTAACTGATTAGTTAACTGCCTAGTCGCTGCAGTCTGGAGAGTGTGTGTGTCTAAATAGCACCCTATAGCTACTCCCTGGCTACTGCCTAGTATTGCATAGCCTAGCCATCGCCTAGACTGTAGCGAGCACGATAGTGCTAACACGTATAAATAGACGCACTAAAATAAATAATAAAATAAATGTTAAAGGTGTTGCATTC